TCCTGGACCTGCACCTGCATGGATCGATGGAATGCTGCCTGTGACTCAGCTCTGGCCTGAGCTTCCTGCTGCCTGATTTTGGCCTGGGCCTTTTTTGCCTGGCGGTGCTGGTAATAAACAGAGCCCCCGAAAAGAGTGGCTACAAGAATAAACGGAATGGCCATTAGTTGCGCACCCCCAAATCCTTCATGGCCAATTTTCCAACCATAGAATGAGATTGATCCAGGGGATCAAGTGTGCGTTGGAATCCGTCGGTGTGCCTCGCTCCGGGTGACCGGGATAATTGATGCACAAAATTTTCAACCGTGTAGACGATTCTAGAATTTTCTTCTTCGTCTGAAATTTCACAGCTATCAATTTCACCTGAAAAAAGCCAGACTCTGGAGTTTCCAGCAAGGTTCCCAGCTTCAAGGACACTAAAATATAAATCACAATTAATGCCAATTAGGTTTCCCTGAAGGGCATCAGAAAGCCATTGTGCATCATTGCCGGTAATGGCAAATCTCATGTTTTGATTTTGCAGCTGATTGTCCTCACCAAATGATTCAAGGTGAGAAAGTACGCCGCCAATATAATCTCCGAATACCGTTGGAAGATTCTTGAAAGTTGAGGCGAGATGAATGACGGGAGTGGTCGCAATGTCGATTAAAAAGACAGGATTAGTCACCTTGCCGTTCAGAGCCGTAACCAAAGCAATTGGAACATCGCGCGCCATCAGACATCCTCCCGGAAGCTGAATGTAGTTGAGGCATGTCTAAGCAATGTCGTGTCAATTGGAACCCGTGATTCCAGTCGAAAAATTCCAATCTGACTTGCGGGATCGCTCGTAACGGCATGTATTGATTTTGTCCCTGAAGCCGAAGTAAATCTGTGTCCGGGAGATATATACACATTGGTTAGGGATGTTGCCGGTGTGGAGTGGTTCGACACCACCATAACCATCTGCATCAATTCTTGTATCCAGAGCCAATCGCCAGGCTGAAGAAAAATATTTCCTCCGGCTTGGGGGGCCAAGGTCAGAATTCTGTTTCGGTTTGTTAGGTCTACCGTGGCATTACCAAGAAAAGATGGGCCCGAATTTGAATGTTCTGGTGGCGACCAGGTGAATGTCCCGGATCGACCCTGAAGGGATAAAATGAATGCCCTGAATTTCTTGGCCTTAGTCTCGTCAAGTGTAGGCAGTGTGACGGTCCAGCGCAGATAATCGCCGTAACGGTATATTTTTTCAGCGCCGGTGTAAACCGATTCCGTGGCAGACTCTTTTGTGACCAATTCAAACGAGCTGGATTTAATATCAATTTCTATTGGCCAAGGGACTGGCCATAGGGATGCAAGGCTCATGCCATGCCCCTGCGCTGGTAATCGATCATCATTGCGGGTATTCGTTCTTCCAATTGGCGAATCATGCGCATAATTGCATTGTCATCAGCATTGCCGTTGATCACGATACTGTTATTAACCACCGGTGCCGCTTGACCAACTGAATTGGCTGATTGGAAAATCTGCTTGGTATCCATGGCATTCATGACCCGGTGGGACTGACCAGAGGGGAAAATCAGCTCAGGACCCCGTTCACCAGCGAGGTACATGTCTTTGTTGCCCGGAAACCCCCCAGTGGCAAAACCAAAACCACCAAGCAAGGCCTTCACGCCGATATCAATGGTGGTATCAATGATTTTGCTGGTTAATGTGTCGAGCATGGCGTTTTTGAGACGAGACAGAGAAAATTCACCCTCTTTTACCATCTTCTTTAGCTCGTCACCAACGGACTTTATTGAGTCTGTCCAGGCATCCTTAAAGCCCTGTGATAGCTCTTCCATGGCATCGGGTTTACTATTACCTTCCTCATTTTTCTTAGCCTTCGCAATTTCCTCGTCGATGCGCTTGAGGGTTTCTGCATATTTTTCTGCGCCTATTAACCCAAGGTCATAAAGACCGGTTAAACGGCCCCTGACATCAATCAATCGCTCAGATTGAGTTCTGAACGATTCGTTGATCTGGTCAACCTCAGCTCGCATCCTGACCATCTCTTTATCAACAGATGCCAGTGCCTCTTTTTCAGCCAGGTATGCTTTTGCCCTGGAATAATCTTCTTCATTTAAAAACTTTGACCCGGTAGAGTCCTTTTTAGAATACAAGTCTTCCAGGAGCCTTCTTTCTTCCTGAATTTTCTCCAATTCAGTGCGGAACTGATTTCTGATCGATTCAGCTCGTTGCTTATTCTTCGCTTCCTCATTCTTAAGCTTTGTCTTATTGGCTTCTGCGAGTATTTGAGCCCGTGCGCGATCCTGATCGGCGGTGAGGTTGTCTGGTTTGCCCGGATCATTTGCTTTGCCTGGATCGGATGGCTTGACCGTTGGTGTTGTAGCCGCTGGCTTTACAGGGTTTTTTGATGCCTCTTCCTTCCTTTTTGATAAGGCAAGTTCTCCACGAAGTGCGGCAAGCTGATCTTTCAGCTTCTTCTCTTGAGCTATTGCGGCATCAGTGATTTCTTTGTTGCCTGGCAAAGCAAAATCAAATTTGCTTCTGATAACCGGTGCCTGGCTTGATTCGCCCAGCTTTTTTAGCCTTTCCTCAACCTTGGCAATTTCCTTCTCTTTTTCAGCGATCAGCTTATCCAGGGTGTCTTTGTCGCGAATCAACCCACCGTCTTTGTTGGGGTTTTGAAACTCGTATACAGCATCGAGCAAGCCGCCTGTCATAGTTTTGATCTCAGCAACACCATCTTTCAAAAGCTTTAACAGTTCAGCAGCTCCTTCGGTGAGTCCCTGCATTACCTGAGCAAGCCCGCCATCTGCAATGGTTTTGGTCAACTGGTAAAACTCATTTTTCAGCTTATTGATCGAGCCATTAAGCGATTCGGCGTTCTCTCTGCCTGCCTTGCCGTATGTGTTTTCCATCTCTCTGGCCAGAGCGGGTAGCAGCATGTCTGCCGTGATTAGCCCCTGGGACATAAATTTGTCCAGCTCTGCCGTTGTCAGCCCCATTGATCGGGCGGCCATCTGAAAGGCACCCGGTAATCTTTCACCAAGCTGGCCTCGCAATTCCTCGGCCTGCACCTTGCCCTTAGAAATCATTTGATTTAGGGCTCGCAGAACCCCGCTGGTGTCATCAGCAGACAAACCTAATGCCGCAGATGCAGAAGCCACAGATTTAAAAATCTTTTGTGTCTCTGCCCCCTCCAGTTTTGTGCCTTTGGATGCTGCGGCCACTCCTGCATAATCTTTAGCCAGGCCTCTAAACTCAAGACCCAAGCCACCGGCCAAGCCCTGCAAAAACCGCATTTCTCTGGCTGCTCCAGCCTGGGAGCCTGTCACCGTTTTAAGGACGCGATCAAATCGCTCGGATTCAATTGCCACTCCGGCCAGGTTGCGAACGACTGCACCGGCACCAAAAGCAATAAATGCCGCACCGGCACCAACAATAGCCCCATTCATGGAGCCAAACAAACCTGTCACCTTTGCAACAGGTTGAGCCATTTTATCAAGCTGTTCGGAAGAGTTTGCTAGCTTTCTGGTCTCTGCGTTTGCCCGGGCAATGGGATCCTTCATCTTGTCCAGACCACGAGCATTGCTGATCATTGACGCAATGCCTGAACTGGCTTGCTTCATTGTGCGTTCAAGGCCGCGAAATGATTCAGCAAGATTACGAATCTCTGCTGTGGCTTTGTCTTCAGCCGTCAGCCTGTAGCGTAAATCGTTTTGCAAAATCACCCCCCTTGGTCAGCCTCTTCTTTTTTGAGTATCAGGTATGCAAACCACTGAACCATTTCTGACTCGGGCATATCCTCAAGCTCAAATAGTGGTTTTTTGAGATAGTCCGCCAAACGAAACAAGTTCATCAGGCGGACATCATCACTTAGTCTTTTTTTTGGTCTTCAACCGTTCCAGACTCATCACTGAGTGCGGACACAATGCGTCTGACAAAAGACTCGGGCACCATCTTGGTGAGGGTGTCCTTGGCATCCAGGTTAAACAAGCGTTCCCCGGCCTCGTTTTCAGTCTTTTCAATGACGGTCGCGATCATATAGTCGTAACCGTCACCATCTGGGCTTTTGGCTGAGATTCGCTTTCTGTCGCCAATTGTCATTGGTCTCAGAAAAACAGTCTCGCCAACCTCAGGGCAGAAGACCTCAATCCTTTTTTTATCCTGGTGGATTTTGACCAGTTTTTCTAAAATACTTTCACTCATTAGCTTGATGTCCCATCAGTCAAAGGCCCGATGCCGCGACCTGTGAAGTTCTTTGTGACAATCCCATCCTTGTCTGCAACTGTCTCCAATGTCAGAATTTTGAGATTTCCTGAGTAGCTGTTTCCGTCCTCATCCATCTCAAAAACTGCGGCAACCGTTGTTCCAACAGTGATTTGCCTTTGTCCCAGGGCTTTTCCATCTCCTGAGCCAATCACCTTTTCAAAGTAAAATGTTCCTCGGGCATCCCAGGACTGAAAACCATCAAGATATTCTTTGGCATCATCGCGCATCGATGTGGAATCCACCTCATCAGCAGCTTGGTTCACCGCCCAGCTTTGGACATTCGCAACATTTTTTCCATTGATGCTGATGCCTCCTCTTTTACCATGTAGCCTTCCCATAATCCTCCCTTATGACACCAAGGACAAAACATTGCCCGTGGCCGAATAAATAACCGTGTAACCCATAATCACCGAACAGTCTCTGTGCTCGTTCTGCTCCTGGTTGATGCTGATGTCAGTCAGACTGATTTCAGCCTGCAAAAGCTTCAAGCTTTGGGGATTGGCCAACGCAATTTCAACCATCTTTGCAAGATCATCAGCCTCGTTTTCTGACTCTGCAAAAACAGCCACTTGAATCTGATAGGTTCGCTCCTGGCTCAAATCTCTCATTGATCCAATCTGAACCGATTCACTAAAACCACGCACCAGAACAGCGGGTTTATCCTGCTGCTCCAGTGGTCGCTTGAGGCTCATGAAAACATTCACCCCAGGCATGTGGTTTGTAAGCTCTACAAAAATCCGTTCGCGGATCGTCTGACGGGGGTGCATTACACACCCCCCTTCAGATAGACTTCGGATAGGCCTGTGCCGTTGTTCTGGATGGATAGGATTTCAAAGTTCTCCCCCGCCACCGTGACTGAATCGCCTGCCCTGGCATCTACAAAATCTGATGATTTTGCGGTCAGCATGGGCTTTCGATTCGCAACCACAAAACCGTCCTCTTCAGTTTGGGCGTATGGTCGATCAAAAATGACTTTGATTTCCCTACCCGCCAAAACCGCAGGGTCAGAAAAATCAGCAAAGAAAGCGCTCAAGTCGCAGGAAAAGTTATTGTCCATCACAAACTCGCTTTATCAGCTCTTCTTTGCTGATTGCTCTATTTTTGTAAACCTGTTCTGGATCCCATGGCTTGGCCGAACCTTCGGCAATGAGCCGTTGGGCATCTCTTTGGGAAACCTCAACAATGGTTCCCGGAAAGCAGATGCCCTGGCCAGAAATGACGACAGAATCAAGTAAAACAACCATCATAATTATTTGCTTGTCTGTCCAGCTTTGGCGATACAAAATGCTTTTGGCTGTTTGACAGCTATATCACAATCCACAAAGATTCCAAGATTGAAACCTCCCGTGATTGATGATCGAACCGACACAATTTCAAGAGCGCCGAACTGCGCAACAATCAAATCCTCCCAATTTCCAAAAATTGTGTAACCGGGCTCCATGCAGTTAGTTGAATGGATTGGGTAGTCTGCCGCCATCCCTTCCTTCACTAAAAAAATTCCGGATCCGGAATCGACCTTCTTGACCCTCATTTTCCCATACGCGACCGGATTTGTGATTGTAGCCAGCCTGCCAAAAAAAGCGTTGGCTGAATCAATCTTGGTCTGCATAAACACAAGCTCTTCGTAGGTTGGGTCGTTGGCGGTTGCGAATGGTGTGCCAATTACAGCAGTTGTTGAGATGATTCCATTGGGTTGATTTGATCCTCCCCCTTTGTAGGCAGCCTTTTCAATTGCAACAGCTGACCCCGCCACCATGTCTCTGCGAAGAATAGCCTCAGCGTCTGGGCTTGACTGATTTGCGAGCCTTCGTGAAATTGGGATATTTGATGTTAGTGTTTTTGGTTCCAGTTTCACCTGGCCCCAAACTGGAGCACCCTCTGTCGCTGGGTCATTTTCGGGAACCCATTCAAATGCTACACCAGAAAGAAGTGCTGGAATTTCAACATTCTGTGTTAAACCAGACATGAAAAAAGCACCCACGCGATCCAATGTTGTCCTAGCTCGCAACGCGTCAATAAACATGTCTCCACGATGCTCAGTGCCAACAAGATAGCCCCCGGCTGCTGGGGATCCCGATGTTTGCGGTGTCCTGATGTGCATTGGTACCAAAATTCCACCCGCTTTGGCTTCCTGCTTGTATTTCTTTTGTAAAAACTCGCTAACCTCCCTCTCATATCCGGCGTATCTCCAGTCACCAGATGCCATTGCTTCAGCAGCCCGCAAAATTGAGTACTCACGCCCTTTTTCAGATATTTCTTGCTGCGATTCCACTAGCACTGTTTCTGATTTAATCTTTTGTTTGTCTAGGACAATCTCTAAAACTTGCTTGCGAAAATCATTAATGCTGGCCGCACTTTCGATCGCCTTGTCAGCCTGTTCAGAACAGTCAAATCTCCTTCCCATCGCCAAAATCTCACGGCAACGGGTTCTTTCCTCTTCTCCTGCTTTTTTGCGTGCGTCGGAAATCTCTATTTTAATGTCATCTTCAGGATCCATAATTCCCTCCAAGCTCCCTTCGGAGCGGTTAATTCCAACCGTTTGGTCAGCAGGTATGCTGACAATACTGGCCTCATACGGCTTCCAAAAAGTTGCTCGGTAGGCCTTATCTCCAATTGATTTAATTTTTAAAACAGAGTAACCAACGGAAATATTTTTAATGATGCCGTCTTCGATATCTCGTACGATGTCATCCCGGTTGCGGGAGATCTTAATTCTCCCCCGGAGCCGATTGTTTTCAATCCAGGCATCTTCAATCACACCAATCTGTTCTCTCGTGTTGTGGTGTAGTAGAATTGGTGCGTTGCCAGACTTAAAAAAAGACAGGTCAATTTCATTTTCCATGTGGCCCAGAATCTCAGTTTCGCCGTACCTTTTATATGGCTCTTCTGAGCTAATTGAGATGGTGAATACCCGTTCGTGTTCTGCATCACGGGTGGCAGAAATATCAAAGGAGCGGGTTTCATTTTTTGTCGTATGGATTTTTTTAGGCAACTCTTTCCTCTCTTTTTGCGGCCGCCTGTGGTTGGGCTTCCGGTTGCAGCGAAATGCCGTATTCATTGGCCATTTCCTCTTCGTTTTTCAGATCAGCAAAAAGCTCTTCAACATCGTCTCCTGTCTCTGCAAGGACGGACTCTCGTGACTTGAGCCTTGCTTCAATTGCAACTTTTTGGGCATTAACCTCTTTTAAAGGGTCAACCCATGACCAACCTCGGCCTCTAAAGACGGGTTGGCAAATTCTCTCAAAATCAGAAAACCGTAAACCAGAATCAGACTGAACCATAAAATTTTCTAACCAGTCTAAAAAAACGGGACCCACAAAGGATTCGATCAGAAATTGCTGCTCCTGCTTCCAGTTATCTCGATCCATCAGGGCATCTTGGCGCATTGAGGAATAATTCGCTTTGCTGATGTCATTGGCCAATGCTGAATATGAGATACCAAGCGCACTTGCAATGATTCTTAGGCATGAGTCCACAAACTGCCCAAAGGCAGCTACGGGATGCTCTGGATCAAATGATGTAAAACTCTTGCCAGCGGGCAGATCAACAAATGTTCCCGGACTCACCTCATCAACAAGAGACCCGTCCTGTTCGCGATTTTCACCTGAATAAGTATCTGAGCCATCGGAAGTGTAAAATCCCATTTTCGATGCAGATATTCGGGCTGCCGTGAGTTCTGCTTCCTTGTATCCGGCGAGCTGGTGCAAATCAAGGATTGCCGATTGAATTTCTGGGACACCGCGCATTTGACCGGGTCGTTCAACCTCAAAAACATGATAAACCCGATCAGATGGGTATCTTACCCTCTGAAAACGGTTGCTTGTGAAGTCGGTGGGGTGTGATTCAAGAATATGATATGCGAGTGGCCTAAAATATGGGTTAATCTCAACGCCCATGGCAACTCGATTGCCTCCTGGGTACACGACATTGTCAAATGTTTCATCAAGCCGGTCAGGGTCAACGACTTCGAGTAAAAAGCCACCTTTTGAAAAGTGCTTTATGACCACTGCTTCACCGTCGGTCTTTTTGCATTTCACAACTAAGTTGCAAATTTCGCGAAACGACAACTTTCCTGCAATATCTGGTTTTTTACACCATTCCCACCAAGCATTTTCGATAATTCGGTTAATTGCGCGATCTGGTTTTCCGTTGGTCAGGGTTGCCTTGTTTTTGAGTAAAAACCCTTGTGGACCAACAATGTTTGATGTCGATAACTTGAGATATCTACGGATATAGCCGTTATTCCTGGCAGCATCTCTACACCTGTCCCGCATTCGGCGCAAACTTGAGCGTAAATCCGCTTCAATGCTTGTGTGTGATCCTAAAAAATCCGCGCTGAGTCGGGAAACCATTCCAGAATTATAGCTTCTGCGCCTCTGGGGTTGGACTTCCTTTTTTCCAAAAAACAGACTCTTGATTAGTCCGATCATGATCGTACAAACCTCACCAGGTGCTGTGTGCCACGACTGCCAAATTCACTGGATTGCTGCTGATTCACCTTGCACTGATAATAATTTCTGAGCTGAATCAGCTCTGACGGCATAATGTTTCGGATTTTTCTACCGGCGATCTCGTACTCGAGAACTGTGATTTTTGTACTGCCGGCCAGAGCCGCATCAATTGCGTCAATAATTTTCTGGAAGTTATCACGGGTATCCGTGTTCTCCGCCATCTCAAGATTTTCAAGGATTGTGACTGAGCCTGTAAGCGCCAGGGCTGTCTTTCCTTCCTTGTGTGCTCGGAACTGGTAGGTTAGTTCTCCAGCTGGCAAATTCTGAGTCACAGAGGCAGGGATTGGGATACTGATTTTATCTGTGATGGAAACTTGCACGGCTTGCGAGACTGCAAACCGTGCAGAATCTCCAATCAGGGTGAAATTGTGCAGGAAACCCGCATTTGGAGAAAATTGCGGGATGCTGATGCGAAAATCAGCTACATCACCCTGTGTGATTTCAGCGGGAAGCTGAAAAATGATTGATTCATTGTCCTGCATTTTTAGTTTATGGGTGCCCGAAACTAAGAAGTCAACAAATAATTTCACCAACTATGCAGCCATCCTGACTTTTTTTTCTGCCTGCTGGGTCGAATTATCTGATTCTGTTTTGGCTCCGGTGGCTTTGGTCTGGGCATCTGCTTTGAAAATCTTTTCAGCAGTCCTGGCCAGTCAACATTTCTGATTTTTAGGGCGGCTGTAGCGTAAACTCGGCAATCCAATGGCTCGTTTCTGGCTCTTGTTTTTTCCCAAACGACAGTTGCGTGACCCCTTTTGTAGCGCTTTACTGGCTTTTCCGCTGTCAGTCCATCAAAATACGATTTGTCACGGTCATGTGGGAAATGCATGAAGCCGGCCCCGGAGTCTGGAATTTGAACCCGTGCGTAAATTTGTTCTTTTGCTGTGTCGGTACCAATGTGCCAAAGGGTTACCCTGGCTTTGTTCGCTGTGGATTCCCTTCCCACCACAGGTGATCCCGGAGTTGATGATCCCTTGATTGCAAAAACTGAATTCACCTGACGGGGTTTGCAGAACTGGTAAACAAAATCTGTATGATGGCCTCCCGAGTCGATGCATGTGCAGACAATTCCAAAAATTCCGTTTTCATTGCGCCATGTTCGTGATAGCTCTTGATCCAAAAACTCCCATGTTGACCCGATCGCAGGAGAGCCCCAAATTTTTTTGTATTCGAGTGACCAGCTTTCCTCACCTGGCCCCCAGGCCACAATCTCAATCTCAAGTCTGTCCTCCTGGACATCGACACCGGCTGTGATGA